ATTATAAAATGTCTGAAAAATCTCTTTCAATTAAAATTCGAAGAGCTAGAAAAGAGCTAAGAATAATGCAAGGTGAAGCTACTAATATTTATTCTTATCTTACTGTAATAAAGAATATTGATAAAAATAATCATATGGCTCGCAATATATATGTAAGTTTAATAGCTGACAATTTAGAGCAATACTCAGTTAAAAGTATTACTGAACTAGAAAAACTTATTCGAAAACAGAAAAGTAAAATACGTAAATATGATCAAAGAATATGCAAATTACGGTCAACACAAAATATGAAATAGGACAGCAGGTATATCTTTGTAAAACAAAGTTAAAATTTAAAGATGGAGATTTTGTAAATGCGAGTGTACCTAATTTGAATCCTTTTACTGTAACTTCTATTCGGATTCATCAACATCTTAGTTCTCAGAGTATTTATTATTGCTTAGATGGTTTACAAAAATCTATTCGTGAAGATCAGGTTTTTGAATCTATTGAAGCAGCTAAAAAATTTTGTCATGAGCAATAGTTTTAATCATCAATCTTTTTTAAAAGCAGGGGCCGAAAAAGAACAAGAATTCGCTAATTTATTAGTTCTTAGAAATGGTGGGGTCATTTCACATTCTGATAGAAGTACAGATATTAAAGACCATATAGATCTTTTCTGAACTAAAGACAATAAAACATTTTCTTTTGATGTTAAAAGCTTAAAAAAGAGTAATCGATCAGATATTAATACCGATAGTAGTATTCATTGGATTGAAATTAGTAATGTAAGAGGAAATCCAGGCTGGTTATACGGAAAAGCAGATTATATTGCTTTTGAGACAGATAAAGAATGACTTTTAGTAAAAAGACGTAAGTTAATTGATTTAATCAATTCGAAAGTAACAGATACTGCAGTTAAAAATACTAAAGAATTATATACTTACTATCAAAGATATGGTAAAAAAGATATAATTGTTAAGGTTTTAACTAAAGATTTAGCTGAAATAGCTTCAAAAACTATTAGTAAATGAGAAAATTAAATATAGCATTAGTTGCACACGATGCTAGAAAACAAGAATTAGTAGACTGGGTTAAGTTCAATAAACAAGTTTTATTTCCACATCATTTAATAGCTACTGGAACTACCGCAAAGTTACTAAGTGAGATTAATATTGATGAGATCAGTCCAGACTGGCCAGGTAAAGGAGATTATTATAATACTTATTTAGCTGTAACTCCTGTTCTTTCAGGACCACTTGGAGGAGATCAAATGATAGGAGCTATGATTGCTCAAGGACAAATTGACGTGTTGATCTTCTTTTGTGATAATCTTATTACTCAAGGACACCAAACTGATATATCTGCATTAACTCGTTTAGCATCGTTATATAATATTGCTTTTGCAACAAATAGAACTACTGCGGACATGATTCTTACATCCTCATTATTTGGAAATGAAGATTATGTTCCTATTAAACAAGATTTTAGTTCTTATTTAAATAGAAAATTATAGATAATTTAAAAATAAAAAGATATGAGTAAAGTAGTTAAATTTTATTACACTAGACCTCTTTCCTTTCTTGAAGTAGCAATTGTGCCAATTCGAGAAACTGTAGCAGTACCTCAGCAAAAAACTCGTATGAGTGAGCGATATACAATTGCTGCAATATACGATGAGGAAGCTAAAACTATTAAGTTTGGTCTTGCAACATGTGTTCCTGCCGATCCTTTTGTTAAAAAGATTGGTCGAGAAATTGCTGAAAAGAGAGCAGAAACTGAACCTTTCTTTGAAGTAAAAGATTTTGATGGAACTTTTGCAGATTTTAGGCGTTTGGTTATAGAGGTTGGTACTAATAAAGAAGAGGAATTACTTTATCGGAAGTATAACCGTTATATGCAGGCTGCTGATGAAAATCCTAGATCTAGCATTTAAAGGAAAGGTAACTCTTCCTTTAGAAAAGGAACAAGACTTCTTAAAAGATTTCGAAGACTTACTAGCTAAACACGATGCCTATTTTGATGGCACAATTAGGTCTTATGAATTTGACGATTGTGAAATTATAGAAGAAATTGAAGAAGTGAGAAGTTAATATTCCAATTTTTGATAAAGATATTTTAGTTATTCAGGATGAAGATATAAGTAAGATCACATCTTATTTAGAAGATATGTATTCTGTGCATCTTGAGTATCAATCTAATTTAACAGATGGCATTACTTGTATACTACCTAATGGACTAATTGTTATTGGATTAACTAATAATGATCCATATATTGCTTTACATGAATGTACTCATGCTGTATTTGCCTTAAAAGAGATAATAGGATGATCAGATAATGATGAAGAAGTATTTTGTTATACTTTAGAATGAGTCTATAAGCATGTAACAAAGTATATAAATTCTCATGATTAGAGTATATACAGATGGTAGTTATAAACCAACATTAAATCAAGGTGGATATTCTTCAGTTATAACTGAAGATGGAAAAGTAATTAAAATTCTTTATCAAGGTTTTAAAAATACTACTAATAATAGACAGGAACTAAAAGGAGTTTTAGAAGCCTTAAAGTATTTTAAAACTCCTCAAGTTCTTGAAATTTATTCTGATTCAAGCTATGTAGTTAGTAGTATAAATAATGGCCATGTGGCTAGATGAATCGAAGAAAAAGACGATTCAAAGAAAAATATGGATTTATGAACTGAAATCTACAAGTTAATTCAGTTTCATAAAGTTACATTTGTCTGAGTAAAAGGACATAATAACAATGAATTTAATGAACTTGCAGATTTATATGCACAACATGCTGCAGAATGTTTAGAATTAACAGAAGATGAAAAGTTTTAAATTAAGAAAAATTGGAAATCATTGGTATCCTTGTATTGATCATGAACTTGGAGATCCTATTAATCTTACTGAGAAAGTTGATCGATATTTAAATATATTAGATCTCTCTAAATCAGGAGAAATTACAGTAGAACTAGAAGAATTAGGAATTTTATTTGGAGGCATAAATATTATCTATTTTAACGAAGAGGATATTGTTCGATATTTGACTACTGATGATAATTTTGATATTCGTTTTGTTGTAAACGAACATGAGTTTCTTATATCTTCTGATGTTTATTGGTTATTAGAAAATCAATTTAATTTTAATTTTCATAAGACTAGTTATAAAATTCATATTTATTAGAGATAGCAGAAATGCTTTGTATTTTTAACCATTATAATTATGGTAGTTAAAGAAACTGCAAAGGACCCTACTGGACCTAAAGATATTAGTAGGAGAGAATGTACATTAAGTAAAGAAATTCAAGAGTTATTACTTCGACAGCTTAAACATGAATTACAAAATCATAATATATACATGAATTTTGCTAATTATTTTGGAGTTCGTGGATTTGTAGTTCTCGAAGAGTATTTTAAATTAAGAGCCGATGAAGAATATTTGCATCATAGTTGGATTCGTAAGTATTTAAATGAAAATGATGCAGAATATATTTATCCTACTATTGATCAATTTGATAAAAAGATAGTGGATATGGTTGATCCATTCAAGATGACTGTTGATCTTGAAATTGAAACTACTCAAATGATTTATGAAATAGTCGATCAAGCTGCTGCTGAATGTGATTGGGCAACGTTTAACTGGTTACTTGGACACGATGAAACTACTGGTCGTTTAGTTGAGGAACAGCGTGAAGAGGAATCAATCAGTCGTACAGTTAGAGATATTGCAGAATCAGAAGGTTCTTGGCTTCGTAAAGAAAAATCTATTATGAACGCTTATAAAGGCGATACTGATTAATAGTTAAATTTATGTTAATTCAACTTCCAGATACAATTAAAGACTTATACTTTGTTGGAGATGTTCATGGATCTTGGGATATAGTTACTTATCATATTCGACAATATAAAGTTAAAGATTCAGTTTTTATTTTCTGTGGAGATATTGGAGTTGGGTTTGAAAGTTTAAAACATTATACGGATCATGTAATTCCAGAATTACATAAGGTACTTAAAAAGTATAATGATATATTCATTTGGATTAGAGGTAATCACGATGATCCGTCCTATTTTGAACAAAAACTAATTGATACTAAATATGTAAAATGTGTTTCAGATTATGATATTATTAATGTTTGTAATTTAAACGTTTTATGTATAGGTGGAGGTATTAGTATCGATAGACAGTTTCGTATGCAAAATGATAGTGTTAGTATGGTTAGATATATGAAATATCATAATTGTGACTATCAAACTGCAGAACAAAATTGTCTTAAATCATATTGGCCTGATGAACCAGTAATATATCGTCCAAAAGTAGAAGAACACATTGATATTATTTGTAGTCATTCCGCCCCTTCTTTTTGCTATCCAAATGATAAAGGAGGAATTGTAAAAGACTTTGCAGCATACGATTCTGAGTTATTAAATGATATTGACAATGAGCGAGCTGTATTAGATCGAGTATATGAGGATTATAAGAATGAAGTAACACATTGGTATTATGGTCATTTTCATAAAAACCAAATGCAGACTATTAATAATACAATGTTTAAACTTTTAAATATTGGCGAAATTGTTCGACACTACTCAGACAATAACAATACATTGTAAGATAGTTGCTATTGAAGATGGTCAGTATACAGCTATTGTAGTAGAAGATCTGAATCGAATAGAAACAGATGATCTTAAATATGTTACTGTTGTTAAATGTCCAAACTGAGATATTTCTACTTTTGAAATTGGAGATACAGGTTATCTTCAATTTCAATATGTAGAAGGAGGAAAGACACAATGATACAACAAAGATTCAAAAGATTTTGAAATTTATAAATATACAAATAATTATTTTATAAGTTTTATTAAAGAAAAAGATATATGTAATCAAAAAGAATTTAATTTTTAAATATGTGTAAAGAGACAGAATTTGGCGAGAAGTTACGCAGCGTGTTAGAATCAATTGATTCCTTAACATGGAGAGATAAAAGTGGGAATGATGTTAAACTTGTTGATGCATCTGTAGAGGACTTACGTAAATGATATAAGCACTGTTATGAGATGTTATATAACGTTAGTCCCTGGAATCCTGGTAAGTTTATAGTTCGAGAAAATATTCATCGAACTTGAGATTCATGTAATACGGAACTATTTGTTAGATACATTCTTCATGAATGCGAAACTGATATTAAGACTAAGAAAGATATCTTAGATTATATTAATAAACAAAGAGCAGCATCTGAAAGGGATATACTAAATGATTCAATAGCAAGTATATTTAATGGTGTTCCTCCTATTTTTGAAAAAGTAACAGTAAATCGTCTTATGGACGCTTGTTTTGATAAACTTGATGTTCTTAATAAGAAAATGATTACTGATAAATTTATTTTAGCACAAGGAATTTGGCTAACGGACGAGGAAAAAATTGAGCTAACTGAAGTTGGCAAAGACGGCAAAGCAAGAAATAGAATGGAAGTTATTAAGGAACGATTGTGTTTAAATCCTGATATCAAATTAAGAGTTAGTCCTACAGGGTTATCTTTTACAGAATTTAGATCTTTAGTTCAACTTAGCTCTTTACCAAAAATTTCTTCTTTAACCACAATTGCACTGAAAACACTAAGAGATAAGATCTTATTACTTTTAGATAACGATCTCGATTATCATATAAATAAATGAAGTACATTAATGTCTAATATTCAACGAGTTGCGGATGCTCGAAATATTGAAATTAATCCTCCTGCAGGAAATTAATTAGTACTAAAAATTTTATTTTTTAAATAAAAATTTGTATCTTTGATGAACAGAACGGAACGTCAAAAGCTTGCTATTAGACGTTGATTAGATAGTAATGGGATAGGCACAATTGTTGCTGCAACTGGATTTGGTAAGACCTATATGACTTGCATGTTGATAAAGGCACTATATAATAAAAATCCTAGACTATCTGTATTAATTGGAGTTCCTACAGAGGTTCTAAAAGAACAATGACTTAGAGAGTTGGCTAAAAACCAACTCTTTTCTGTCTGTAAGGTAGAGATATTTAACACTATTGTTAAAAATCAGTATACAGTTGATTTATTTGTAATTGATGAAATTCATTGCGCATGTAGTGAAAATAACATCAATATGTTTAAAGCTGTAAAATATCGTTATTTTTTAGGATTAACTGCTACATTTGAGAGATTAGACGGAAAAGAAGACCGATTATCTGAGTTTACTTATGTTTGTGATCGTATAAATATAAAGGAAGCTGTTGATAATAATTGATTGTCTGATTATAGAAATTATAAAGTTCTAATTGATGTAGATTTATCTCTATATCATGAATGAAATCAGAAGTTTCAAAGTCTATTTTCTATATTTAATTTTGAATTTAATACAGTAATGAGTTGTATTAGTCGTCCTGGTTTTGCAAGTAAGTATGCAAAGAAAACAGGATGAAGTGAATCTCAAGTTAAAGGATTTGCAGCAGCTTGAATGAGAATGTTAAGAAAACGTAAGTCCTTTGTAATGTCTCATCCTAAGAAATTTGAAATAGCAGATAAGATATTAGATGCAAGAAGTAATAAAAAAGCAATTACTTTTTCAGCTACTATTAAAGATGCAGAATATTTTAAGAAACGAGGATATGTTCTACATAGTAAACAGAAAAAGAAGGAAAATAATACCATTATAGAAAGTTTTAACCAACAAACTATAGGTGTATTAAGTACTTCAAAATCTTGCGACGCAGGTGTAGATATAAAAGGTTTAAGTGTTGGAATTATATTAAGTGGAGATAGTTCAAAGACAAGGACTACGCAGAGGATTGGAAGAATTTGTCGATTCGAACAAGGTAAACTCGCAGAAATGTTTACACTAGTTATTAAAGGAACTATAGAAGAAACTTGATATAATAATTCTAATTCAAACCAACAGTACATAACTATTGATGAATCACAATTAGATATAGTGTTAAGTGGAAAGGAGATTTCTACTAGACCAAAAAAAGGCATAATAGATATAGAACATAGATTTTAATAAATAGATCTAACGTAGTACGTTTGTTTATTTTTTATCGTATTATATGGAGTTAGATACGATTCTTAATATTATGGCTAAATACAAACTAACAGCCGATGAGTTACTGTTAGTTTATTTAACATTTATTGCTCAAACAGAAAATGGAGATCCTAAAATAAATAGGAACTATTTTCGAAAGTGATATGAAGGAGGCGGCAAAGAAAGATTGCGAGAATTATTCAATTCACTAAAAGAGAAAGGAGTAATCAGGAAAAATTATAATCCAAGTACCTATGATCCTGATGAAATTGAATTTAATCAGAATTTTATAAAACAATATTTTAAGCTTTCTGGAGAACTTGGTATGGAATTAGAGGAAGCTTATCCAACTAATTTATACTTTAATGGGAAAACAGTTAGTTTAAAAAATATTGCAAAGAAATTCTTAAATATGTCAGAATTCTACTTCTGATATTCTTCTACTATTGGACATAGTATTGAAAAGCATCGTGAAATATTAGAGATACTAGAATGAGCTAAATCTAAAGACCTTATACAAGTTTCTATGGTTGAATTTGTTTCCAGTCAAAAATGGAAAGAATTTAAAGAAATGCGAGATAAAGGAATTAATGGCAAAGTTAGTACTGAACAACTTTACGATACTGCTTAATGTCTATTGTAGATGAATTATATTCTGAAATTGACAATGGTAGAGAAGGTAGAAACTTAGGTTTAAAAACTGGATTGCCAAAGTTGGATTGATATACAGGCGGATTCCAAAAAGGAGTTTACAAATTAATATTTGGACAAAGTGGTTCAGGTAAAAGTTCATATGTAATATATTCTGATTTATATCGTATATTACGAGATTATCCAGATAGAGATATTGTACATGTATATTTTAGTCTGGAAATGAGTTCGAAAGTTTTACTTGCTAAATTGCTTAATCTATATATATATGATACTTATGGAATAGAAATTTCTTATATGACACTAATGTCCGTTCGAGAAAAACTATCTGATAAATATTATAAGTATATTCAAGAGTCCAGAGTATGACTAAACTCAATCATACATAAGCTTATTATCTTTGATAAACAGCTAAGTTCTAATACTTTCTATGGTAATATGAAAGAACTTCTAAAACAATGAGGTACTTTTCAAGATATTGATGAAGGTAGAAGAAATATTTATATTCCAAGTAATCCCGATAAAATAATAAATGTAATAATTGATCATGCTGGTTTATTAACTCCAGTTGATGGTAGAACTAAAAAACAGGAAATTGATCAAACCTCGCAATACTGCGTTTATTTTAGAGAAAAGTGTGGAATATCTATTGACTTTATTATGCAAGAAAATAGAAACACAAGTGATGTAAATAGATTAAAAATGGATCTTGCAGAGCCAACCCTTGATGATGTTAAGGATTCTGGTAATGCAGGTAATGACTGTAATATTTGTGTTGCAGTATATAATCCTATAAAACATCAACGTAGTACTTATAGAGGATATACTATCATTAATAAAGAATATCCAGAAGAATCTTTAGGTTCTGCTATGCGTGGATTAATATTATTAAAACATCGATTTGGAGTTGCAAATAAAGTTTTTTGTACTGGCTTTCAAGGTAGTTTAGGACGATTTGAGGAACTTCCTGATCCAGGAAGTATTAATTATGAAGTATATCAATCTTGAAAAGATGAGAAGTTAGAAGATGAAATAACAAAAGATACAGCTGCAAAAGATGCAGAAGAAAAAGATAGCTTACAAAAACCAATATTCAAATTTTAAATATGGCTATCACATTACCAACAAACAAAATTCCTGCAGAAACTCAGGACCCAAGAAATTTAATTATTTTCTCAAAACCTAAATATGGCAAGTCAACAGCTTGTGCTAATCTTCCTGGAGCATTATGTATCGACCTTGAAGGGGGTGGATATGATTATATTGATGCTGTAAAGGTAAAAGCATCTTCTGTTAAAGATTTAAAAGAAATTTGTGCTGCAATTAAGGAAGCTAAATATCCTTATAAGTTTATTGTATTGGATACAATTACTAGACTTGAAGAAATGGTTAAACCATTAGCTTTAAAGTTATATTTAAATAGTCCTGCAGGACAAAAGTTTACAGGAGATGACGTACTTGATGCACCAATGGGAGCAGGATATAGCGCTCTTCGTAAGGCATTAGAGATGGTTATTGATATGGTATCTAAATGTGCACCTAATATTATTCTTATTTGTCATACAAAGGATTCAGCAATCGGTAATACTGATATGACTGCAAAGACTATTGACTTATTTGGAAAAGCAGGTAGAATTCTTGCTTCAAAGTCAGATGCTATTGGTTATTTAGATAGAGATGAAGATTCAAATACTATTCTAAGTTTTAATACAAATGATAAATTTGTAGAATGTGGTGCTAGACCAGAACATTTACGAAATGCAGATGTAGTATTAGGAGAAATGAAGGAAGATGGAAATATTGAATTTCATTGGGAAAGAATTTATCCTTCACTTTTAAATCCTGTAGAAGTTAATATATAATCTAAGGATTATGTTAAAGGTATCTTTTGAATTTGACGAAGAATCGAAGGCTGTTACAAATGTTAAAGTTGTTAAAGTGCCTTCAAAATATGATAATATAGATTTACCAATTGTAGAGATAGGAGATAGTAAGTTAATTATGTCTCCTAAAGCCGTTAGTTTATTATCTGCACAATGCGGAGATAGGATAGCAGTTAATTATATCCAAAAAAGTAACGAGCTTACAATCCCAGTTATCGGTAAAGCTGAAGTGTTTTCAGATCCTGAAAATGGGAATAAATTAACAAAAAGTAATACAGTCTCTTTTAAAGGGACTCAAAAAACAATTTTATCTAAATATGGTCAACTCTTTAAAATAGAGGAATGTAGGCCTGGTATATTTAAAATGATTAAGATTGATGAATCAGATCTTTCTAAAGCTGATACCGATTTAGATACAGAAAATTCAGATTTATTAAAAATTTAAAATTGTAAGAATATGTCAATGTTTGATTTTAGTGTAGCAAAGAATGCAAATCAAGTAACTTCTACTTTCCTTCGTGGAGGAATTCATAATGTAACCTATAAAGGTATTGAATGAGTAGCTAGTCAGAGTGAAGGTAATTCTGATGCTTTTGTTTTATTATTTGAAACAAAGGACGGTATCCAGCATCGAGAAACTATTTTTGATCCAAGTAATATAAGTAATTGTACTCAGAGAGCTACAACTCAGTATGGAGAAAATCCATCTGAAATGGAAAACTTTATGGTTAAAATTACTCAGATCATTAATGCTCTTAATCCCGAATTAGGTGCAAAAATTGCTGCAGGAGAAAAGATTGAAGTAAGTAGCTTTAAGGCTCTTGCTAAATATTTAAAGGAAAATTTAGCAGGTTCTGTTGGTAAAGAAACTCAAATCAAGTTAATTCCTTATAAAGGTTTTGCTAATATGCCTAAGTATGTTGCATCAGTAGGCAAGAATGGAGTTGTTCATAGTAGAACAAAAGTTATTGGCGAAGATTTAACTTTAACTGCTAGAGAAAAGACTGATATTGAGAATGCTAACTCTGCACAACCTACTAACATGAAAGAACGGGATAAGGATTTAGACGATCTTAAGGAAACGTTTAATGTAAAAGGCTCAGAAGACGACCTACCATTCTAAAAAATAATATAGTTAAATTTTAATGGTCTTTACATTAGAACCGATAAATATCACTAAAGAACTTATTTTAAGTAAAGTTAGTGAAGAAACTTTAATGGAGCATTACTTGGGCATTCCTGTAAAAAAAGGATTGTTCAAGTCTCCATTAAGGCAAGATAGTAAACCTACCTGCGCATTTTATAGGAATAGGAAAGGAGATTTAATATTTAAAGATTTTCGTGGAGACTTTTATGGAAATTTTATTTCGGTTGTAATGTATAAATTCGATTGTCCTTATGGCAAGGCTTTACAAATAATTGCTAATGACTTTGGAATAGTTTCCCGCAAAAATTTAACTATAAATAAACCTCTTATTAAATATACAAATCAAAAATTT